GGAAACGAATTTGCACTCATGTTGATATTCTTTTGTATATCGAAAATAGACTCCAACTTTTAAATCTTCTTTTTTCATATTCTAATGATAACGGATATTGAAGATTTTGTCAATCGAAGGTAAACTCTTTATTCGCTTTTTCCTGATCCTGTTGTGAATTGGAATCCAATAATAACATTGTTCTTCACTTTCCAAAAACTAGGAGGAAGTTTGCCGACTGATTCAGTAATAGTTAATGATGTATAGGAATTCAATTTTTGCGCAATGGTTGTCTTCACATAATTTCTAGGTTTTGATGTGCAAATTTCTGTTGGCTTGATCGATGTTCCATTTGAAAAGATTTCTGGCTCATCATAAATTGGCATTGCCAATTTCCATTTTGAAGAAATTGTTAATCCGTGATTTGTTTGGATAAAGGATTGTCCTCGAAAAGTCATTCGCATAATTGGATTTGAACTTGTCTTATTATCCATTCGCAAATGCTTACCTGAGATTACTCCTATTCCACCTTTGAGAACAAATGTTCCTTGTTTGAGAACAGCAATCGGTTCTAACAAATCTCCACCCGAAAAATAATTTAATGTTTGGGTATAATAGTCATATTCTGAACCAACAATATCTGAATTCGTTTCTGGATACCGAAACCATGAACGATTCAAATTATTTTTATAACGCATGTTGGTTTGAATGGACAAATTGATTGCATTTGGATTGGAATTGATTTGAGAAGAAAGGTCTGTATAGCCCCTTAGAGAGACGTATTTCAGATAATTGGTATCGGAGGTCGATACTTGCCAAGCAGGATGAAATTCGGCATCCAGTGCGTATACAGGCGTACTCCCAGAGCCGAAATGTGATTTTTCTTTTGGAATATCTTTTACAGATTGAAATACCTGTGGATCGGTGGACCAATCGGTGTAGGTCACAACTGTCTGAGCATTGAGACAAAATGGGAAGATTAATAATAACAAAAGTTTTTTCATATGACGGTATTTATATCTCCAGAAAAATTTGAACAATATCTTCATTATCCAAGACCTGTACCTGAGCATTATTGTCTAGTGGGCAGTCACAATTCCTATTAGTTAGTGAATTCCACAAAGTATTTTCAATTTTCCCAATACAAGTCGCACACTTGTTTTTGAACCCTGCTTGGTAATTCACAAATCTTGCATACTCTCCATTAACCAATTCACTTTTCTTTTTCATTATGCCTCCAAAATTAGATTTTAGATCCAGCCGGAATAGCAATCCACGATGTTCCGAATAGTTCCTTGATCTTGTTCCAAGCCATCTTTCCATTCTTTCCACGTTCTCCATCGATATTGCAACCAAACGAGTAGAATAGTAGCATTGCGCAAACCTCGATAAAGGTATAATTGATATTACTTAAATCGTATGGGCCACCATAGACAATAATCGTTGCAACAATTATGCAAAATGTATATATGGTTCCACAAACTCGCATAATTTTAATGAAAGGATTTTGCCAATAAACACATCGAGCAGTTGAGGGAAGCCGATGCTGGTTTAAAACAACAGTAGCCAATGCAAGATCAACAATCAGCACATACAAAGAGTAATGCTTTTCCAGTTCCAAAATCTGATTTCCAAAAATAATTACCATGAGAAGTCGCTCAAATATTTTCTGAGAAATTCCAAAATAATCATTCAGAAAATTTAAAAGTTTATTCACAACACCAATCATGAAATTGTCAATCTTGTACATACTTTCCTCCATGTATTGTCAAAAAAAAGGCCGAATTAATTCGGCCTTTTTTAATTCTTGTGTCCAGTCATTGAAAGGATTCTCTCAATATCTGCCAACTTGTTCTCTTCGTCGGAGAACTTTCCTTTCCTTGCAATTGAAATTGCCTTCTTCATAATTGCTGGAGGAATTGAAAATTCTTCACTGACTGCCTTGATAGTGCTGTTTGTTGCTTCCTTGAGTGCATCAATTTCATCAAACGATTTCATAGCTTCAAAAATCAATTCTCGAATCTTTTGGGTACTCGTCGCATCCATCTGCTCAATTGCCATAAATTATTTTTCTCCTATTGGTACTTTTTTGTTATCTTACTCGTTGTGAGTAAGATTTTCACATTCCGCATCGTCATCGTCATCGTCGCTTAGACAAGCATCACAGGCGTTGCACGAAAAACAATATTCGCAACCACAATCACCATCCCACCACAATCACAACAGTTGAAAAAATCACTACAAGTGCTTGCACTCTTTTTCTTAGTATCAGTCGGCATATTTCCTCTTTCGTTTTTGGTTATTTGCCACTCTTCAATAATAACAAACAGATCGTGAAAAGTCAAGCGGTTTCAATTTAGGTTTAAACGAATGAGATTCCTGTCATTAGCATGAATTTCCGCTTTGAATTCCTTGTCAAACTTCGGAAGAATTCTCAAACCATCCGAATGCAACTTGATCTGCGCTTGCAATTCGATTGGATCACCTTTTCCCAACTTCAGCAATTTCATATCCTGCACGGTGTGACTGTTTTTAGTTGACATTAAGATATTTGTACTGTAAAATTACTTTAAGTTAAATATTTTCCATTAGCACTTTGTCTATACAATCGCGCATCGTATTTCCGTAAACGGTTTTATACGCGCCTTGTGCGTTGTACACCATTTTAGTCTCAAACTCCGAAGTATTGTAATTGCAAAAACGCGCACTTGGAGTGTTCAAAAACCAATCTAGACGGTCGGTATCGGTAATCATATTTTTCTCCTATTGGTTAAACAGTGTTGCAAGATAAATATCAGTATGAACATCAATGAAATTTATCTAATGCCAGAAAAAGAACCTGATACTTATTGGTACACAGATTCCCTAAAAACGTGGAGTTCTCTAAAAACAAAATATCCAGTGCATTCGATTGGCACACTGGACAATTTTCCAATGTTCATGATAAAAGGTCAACTCGGTCAGGTTCATATTTGTGTGTATGATTCTGTGAGTAAGAAGTGCGTGCTATTCATGGATCTAACGAAAAGTAAATCGTTTTATCAAGTTGCTGGGTTGGCGATTGCCCCATCATATGCAGGTCATGGCATTCCATTGAAATTATACAAGTTTTTACTCAACAAAGGATTTTCTATCATGTCAGACGAATCTCAAACAATAGGCGGAAAGAAAATTTGGGATAAATTGAGAAACGATCCTGATTTTGAAGTTAAGGCATACGATCCAAGAAATCAACTTTCTATGCCTATTGACAATACCATATACTCCGATGATGATCTGGTATTGATCGCCAAGAAGAAATAGTTACGAATGGTATTCTCTGATCATGGCCAGAACAAAATACCAAAAGGCTGACACAAATGATACAATGCCCCACACCACAAAGAAATTCTTCCAATCGAACGGGGTGCCATTCAACAGTAGCATGGTGGCAGAGAAACCGAAAGAAAACAGGCATCCCATATGGGAATGGAAATCGGAATTGCAATACCAAGTCCAAAATTCTTAATCATGTCATTCTCCTCGATTTGGGTTATTTGCTACTCTTCAATAATACCAAACATGAATTCATTTGTCAAGATGTTCCTCAAATCTCCAACTTTACGATCAATTCACGTTCTGGAGTCCATAATTCAAATTCATAAGAATAAAAGGAAGGAGAAAACCTATATGTATTTTCTTCCAATATTATTGGTGCGCCGCCCACCGATATTATTGGTGCGCCGCCCACCGATATTATTGGTGCGCCGCCCACCGATAGCTCCGCGATTTTACCAATATGCAATGGAGGAGTGTAGTTCATATCAATCCCAATTACCTTGTCGCCAATTTTCACTTCAACACCATGTTTGTCTGTCATCATACCTCCAATTTTGCAATCAATTCGCGTTCAGAAGTCCACAATTCAAATTCGTGAGAATAAAATCTCGGATGATCAGTATAATAAGAATCACAAATATTTTCTCTCAATGATATAATATCACTGACAAGAGGGCGATCATAGTGATCTATATCCGTGATTTTACCAATATGTAATGGAGGATTGTAGCTCATATCAATCCCAATAACCTTGTCTCCAAGTTTCACTTCAACGCCATGTTTGTCTGTCATCATACCTCCAATTTTGCAATCAATTCGCGTTCTGGAGTCCATAATTCAAATTCATAAGAATAAAATTTCGGATGATTCACAGAATCACAAATATTTTCTCTCAATTCTATAATGTCTAATCTATCATCAATATTATCAGACATATGCGTGATTTTTCCAATATGTAATTGGGATTGTAGCTCATATCAATCCCAATTACCTTGTCGCCAATTTTCACTTCAACACCATGTTTGTCTGTCATATAATACATATCATAACTCCAATCTTAACTGGATTTCTTTTTCGATAGACCAACGATAGAAAATTTCATATCCAAAAAATAAATATGAACAGTTATCCATTACAATTCTAAATTCTATAGTTTCTAACGCATTACAGGTAATGTGGTCAACTGTGCCAATCACAATCACAGAATCAAAGATATTGGCTGAGTCAATTGCAATTACTTTACTGCCAACGACAATCACGTTTCCGTCAGGATCTACTAAATGGTTCACCATACCAAAAACTCAATCGGCACAGTAAACTCTCCACCATTCTCCATGAGAACAGTTACCAAACCGGTTGGAGATACATAAAGAGCACGACCAGTTGCAGTTGGGGCGGTTGAATACTTCTTGGTAGGATAGTAATCAACATCCTGACCAACAATCTCAATACAATCCAAATAATCGAAATCTTCCATCATCATTCTCCTCTCGGTTAAAAGGTTATTTAGTCAAGCATCTGATATAGCGAAGACTTGATGCCAAGTTCCTGAAGCTTTGCAAATGCTGCAATCGCCATGGTTTCGCGCCGGTAACCCTGACCACGAGTGGCACAGATGGCGATATAACGGCCACCATACGTTCCCAGATAGATCGAATTTGAATCCTTGACAAGCGTCTTCAAAGTTTCAAAACTCTTCTCAGAAAAGCCCTTGGCATCAATTCTTGCATGATCCATGCAACAAGGAAGGCAATCCTTACCGGGATCGGCTGCATAAGCTGCTGCACACGCTTGATCAATTGCCGCTGCCATCTTAGTCAAATCATACTTTGCCATGTCATTCTCCTCGAATTTGGGTTATTTGCTACTTCTCAATAATATCAAAAGTGAATTCATTTGTCAAGATGTTCCTCAAATTTCCAACTTTGCTATTAGTTCTCTGTCTGAAGTCCACAATTCAAATTCGTGAGAATAAAATCTCGGATGATTCACAGAATCACAAATATTTTCTCCCAATTCTATAATGTCTAATCTATCATCAATATTACCAGACATATTACCAGACATATCCGTGATTTTACCAATATACAATGGAGGGTTGAATTTCATATCAATCGCAATTACCTTGTCGCCAATTTTCACTTCAACACCATGTTTGTCTGTCATGGTTAAAGAATATCAAAAATTAATTCTTTTGTCAAATTAATTGAATATAAAGGGGATTTCTTCGACCATTATCCCATAACCCAATGTTCAAAATTTTGAATATCGATCCCTTTTTGGTTCCTGCCACAACATTCACTCGAATTTTCAAACCATCAATTGTTTCAATAAGGATTTCACCACCAAACAATAATTTCCACATCGAAACATTTATTTTCTGAATAAGATAGCCATTATGTAATCGATAATTATTTGGAATATCGATTTTAAGTTTTGCATGAACAATACTATTATCGCCATTGACATTTTTGAAAATGATAGTTATTTCTTTTGCAATTTTTGGGATTCTCAATAAATATTTGGTATTGTCTTCAGAGACATAAAATCTCTCACAACCATCCAATGCTTCCTGAAGAGAAATATGAATGGTTGTATAATAATTTATTGGAATGGTCTTGTATACATCTTGAAGAAGTTGGAACTCTTCAATCTCTTTTTCAGGATTCAAATCTGGATGCAAACTTTTAGCAATATTTTTGTAATTGCTGTGGAGTTGGTGAATAGATATATTTGAGGTTGTCATTTTCAACTCCGAATTTTGTTTAGATTTGAGGATCGATAGTGATTTGCTCCCTTATATTATTTAGGTCTTTTCTCATTTTTAATTCATTTTCGCTATCATCTTTCAATGAAAATCTCACAGTTGGAAGTAATCCATTGGCAAATACTTTTGTTCCATCTGGATACTTTTCTCTCATAGCATTTAGAGAAACAATGAGGAATACTTCATGATAAGCCAAAGAACTTCGACTTTCATGTAGTGACAAAATCTCAAAATCAAATTTATCCTCTCCATATGCTTCCAACAGAGACAATAAAAATTTTGAGGAACCTGAATATGTTTTCCAATTACTCTCTTTTACAACCTTCTTTTTATTTTTCTTACCTTTTACTGCTTTATGTGTGGTGGACTGAAAAAACTTTTTTCCAATATAAAATATCTTCTTACCATTTGGAAGATTTCCAGTTATAAGATATGTGAATCCTACCCAATCTTCCGGGTAGAATTTGTCGAGTGTGGTAGTCCAATGTCCATAATCCATATAAGTATTTAGCTTACATAGAGTTAACCTACAAGTCTTGAAAATTTGTCAAATGAACCAGATTTTGTATGCATTGGGTCGATTGTGCTCCACAGATCGTATGCCTGTTGCAATAACGAAGCATCAAATCTAGCACGATTATACCGAATATATCCAATGATCTTGGTGAAATGTTCATTACGATGTTTTGGAGCACACTTCTTCACCCTATTCATGATTGGATTCAACAACTTAGCATCGGTAATCATGATACTGCTCTGAATAGAATTCATTTTTGGAATTTCAATCTTGTTAATATCAATAGCGTTACCCTTATTCTCAATAAAGAAATCATATTCCTTATACTTGGTATCAATACCCGGCATATAATAAAGCTGAGATGCCTTCTCACTGGAATAATCAATTTCGAATATGAACGAGGTCTGTTCTAAAGAAGATGGGTTATTGCATGTTAGGTTTTCTCTATATATATTATATACGGAATTCCTAACAAGTTCTCCTACTTCTCTTGTCACTTCCCGAAAGTGGTTAATGTCTTTTGGGTTTTCGTTCAATTCGATAAAAATACGAAATTTGTTTTTGTTCTCTTTCATATGATTGAAAGATGGAACGATAACGGAATTGATTCCTGTCAATGCTTTTTTGGTATCTTCTGGAGACATATTAGAATTATCGATATCAAGAATGATCACTTTGTTTAGAGCATCGATGCAATCGTTTGTTCGTCTATTACTAGAATTCGTTTTTGCATTTACAAAAAGAAAAGCTTCATTTTTTGAAGTATAGTTGATCTTCCCTTGCTGTAAGAAGGAAGCAAAGTGGCTGAATGTTTCAAAACCGGCTTTATAAAATGATGTTTTGTTTTCTACCCCTTTGAAAAATGCAATATAAATTTCATTGTTTGAATTGGTATCTGAAGTCATTTCAAGAAGGGTTTTTTTACGGCGAGAACGAGCATTCATTTGAACTTGAGTAAAGGCTGGCACAGTTTCAAGAAAATCATCATAAAATGAATTCTTGCTTGAAAGCTGATTTATTACTGCATTTTCAAAGAACTTGAGGGATAATTCATTTGCGATTTTTTTGGTTGGAACAAAAATCTTATGATTGAAGCTATTTGCTTCATTGGTTCTTGCAGAAGAACGCATAAATCCTTGATAGATATGGTTTACTTGACGACGAAATTGCAATGCTTCAACGTTTTCAACACCTTCAATCTTCAAAATCTCAATGAATTCAGGTGTGAAATTATACGCACCTGATTCTGCATAATTATGAACGGAAATGTATTTTGGATCATTGAGTCCTTCTGCATTGAATGGCAGTTGAACAATGTTCATTTCTTTTTTCCATTCTTTATCCTTATTATTTTGAACAAGAATGGTATCATCTCCAATATTTTCATGAATAAGATCCATATAGATTTGTGAATTTGTTTTACCAGAATCCTTATACATTTTATTCCCATGAGAGATGGACCATGAATCTCTTCCAGATCCATAGATAATGTTTACTGGAAATTGATGCATAGTATTTGTTGTATTGTGTTTTGATGGCTGTAGAAGGAAATCTCGACTTTCGAGAAGTTTCAGCATATGACTATTTTCAATATCAGCGCCCATCATTAAAACACTTTTGAATTGACTAAATCTTGAAGTATCAAATATAGCCCATAATGGCAGCTTCTTGCTTTCTTTGTTTTTGAAAGTATTCCACCAATCATTTGTTGTACGAATGGTGTAATTTGTGCGAGATCCATAGGAGATTAATGTCTGAAATGCTTCGTAAATATTATCGTTATTAGCCCACAATTCGAGGTTTTGACGATTTATATCTTCTTTGAATTGAAAGGTGGTATATTTTTCACTTACCTCAATGTGCATGAGAGTGTCAAGAAATTTTATTGCACAATCTTGGGTGCCAATATTTTTTGGATCACTGAACTGAAGACAGAGATTGATAATAAGATCCATCTCTTCGTCAAAAATAAGATTCCATTCATGGGCAAATTGCCAATATGTATTCAACATGAAAAGGGCTTGAGTGATAATCAAAATGCATGGCTCAGGATGAGAATTCAAAAAATTCAAAAGCTCTTTTGAAGTTGACTCATTTGAAGATGTGGAATTATTGATAATCTTCACTGTAATGTCTGGATTGGAGGTTTTAATTCTTTCAAGAAGGGATACTTGAAGGGCAATAGACGGAACTACAAAGGCCACCTTTTCATGACCATATCGAACGAGTTTCGTTGCTTTTTTGATAGCTTTTTCAGTCTTGCCAGATCCACAAAGACCGTTATAAAATTCAATATTGTTGTTTCTAAAGTTCGTGTGCATTATAATTTCCTCTTCATTTTAATATATTTCCCAACCTCTTTTTATGATGATTGGAGGATATTCTCCTCCAATCAATATTAAAAAAAGAGTAAAGAATTGACGAAGGTCGGCCAACCTACGGAACAAGTTCGTTCATATGTATTTAGCATACACAGAAAGATTTGTTCTCTATTATCTTATCGAAATAGAAAATAAATTTCAATCATTTATTTTCTATAATTTAAAATCAAATTTGACATTTTTCTGGGATTTTGGTAGAATTCACAATTGAGGAGACTATCGGGCATGACAGACAAACACGGCGTTGAAGTGCAAATTGGCGACAAAGTAATTGGAATTGATATGGAAATGGAACCTCCATTACATATTGGAAAAATCACGGACCTATCTGTAGGAGGCGGAGGGGCATTTATAGAATTGGGAGAAAATATTCGTAATCATCCTAGATTTTTCTCTGAGGAATTTGAATTATGGACCCCTGAACGCGAACTGATTGTAAAATTGGAGCTATAATATGAAAGATAAACACGGCGATGAAGTAAAACTTGGCGACAAGGTAATTGGAATTGATCTGGATTATAATCCGCCATTACATATTGGAAAAATCACGGATATGTCTGATAATATTGTAAACATTATAGAATTGGGAGAAAATATATTGGACGATGACGATCATCCTAGATTTTTCTCTGAGGAATTTGAATTGTGGACACCAGAAAGAGAACTAATAACAAAATTGGAGATATGACATGACAAAGAAATTTGTGGATATGAATGGAACCGAATTGCACGAAGGCGATTATATGCGGATAAGTAATTATATGGAGCATCATGTATACTATACTCGCTGTACTGGTATCACATATTCCCGCGAAAGTTTCTTATATTTCACTACGGAAAAAGAATTAGAAGATTCATTTGAGTGTCGTTCTGGAGACTTTTCATTACCCAGAGTTGAAAAAATTGAAAAATCCGATTATCTTGTGTATATGTTGGAGGCATAGTATGGTTAAAATTGTCGATTGTAATGGTAGGGAAGTTGTTGTGGGTGATTACATTAAATCGAAAAACCCATTAATTGAATGTATTTGGCAACTTAAAACAATAGGTGCCGAACAATACTGCACTGTTTCTATTGACTTTCTTTCGTTGCAAGATAACATAGTTAGACAACATAGCTACTGGGTGGATCATCAAGATTCTCGACGTGGAACGGTGACGCTAATGCTATCTACAAAAATGACATTTAATGATGTTTTTGTTCATATGTTGGAGGAGTGAAATGCTTTGTTATGACAAACTTCAAAATGAGTTGAATGTGGGAGATTGGGTAAAATTTTTCCAATTATTCATTGAGCCAGAGGAAGAAGATATTCCTGAGTTTGGAAAAATTAGAAATTGTTATTGGGACGATTTGCATGAATCGTTTATTTTAGTGATTAACCATATTGACGGATCAAGCATAATATATCGAAATGTTGAATTTGTCGAAAAAGTGTCGTATGACGATGTTGTGATATGGATGCTGGAGGTATAATATGAAAGATAAACACGGCGATGAAGTAAAACTTGGCGACAAGGTTATTGGGATTGATCTGAACTACACTCCTCCATTGTATATTGGTAAAATCACGGATATAACTCATTACGGCGCGATCATAGTGAAATTGCAAGAAAATATTCGTAATCATCCTAGATTTTTCTCTGAGGCCCGCTTTTATTCTGAAGAATTTGAATTATGGACTCTGGAACGTGAATTACTTGTAAAATTGGAGATTTGACAAATATTTTGCAATGATGTATTCTAAAAAAGAAATCAAGAAAGGGATTAATACTATGGCAGATATCAAACACACACTTCTTCAGGCTGGCGATATGTTGGCCCAACAACTTTCCCACCCTTTTATTGTGGTAGAACATATTCTTTTTGTTCTGCTTCAGGCTCCTCAAATTGCAGCAGTGTTGGAATCCAATGGTGTTGACACACCAAAGCTGAATGAAGAATTGGTGGAGTATATTCAAGATCAGTTTGTCTTTGCTGTCAACACACCAAAGGTAAATCCAAACAAGGTGCAATTTACTCCTCAAGTTGATGCACTTTTTGCTGGTGCCGAAAAGATCGCTGCTCGTGACAAGCGCAAAGCTACTATGACCGATGTTTTCACAGTTATTTTTGATAATCCAAATTGCTATGGCTCGTATTTCCTTCGCAAGTATGGCGTTACAAAGGAAATGATTTCTCAGATTGACAAGGAAAATGACAAGACTGGTAATGCGTTGGTCGAACATTGTCAGAATCTTTCTGAAAAGGTAAAGACAAATTGTGATCCTCTCATTGGTCGTCAAAAGGAATTGTTCACAATTTTCCACACTCTTTCCCGCAAGAAGAAGAACAACGCCATTTTGGTTGGTCATGGCGGTGTTGGTAAAACGGCTATTGCCGATGGCTTGGCTCAGCGCATCAATTCAGGAGAGGTTCCCGAAAATCTCAAGGGAATGACTGTTTGGAGTATGGATGTGGGGTCAGTTCTTGCCGGTTGCAAGCTGCGCGGCGATTTTGAAGAAAAGATCAAGGCAATTCTTGCAGAACTTGTCAAGGACAAGAACGCAATTCTTTTCATCGATGAAGCCCATCAGATCAATTCCGGCGAAGGTAATTCCTCTTCCATGGGAATGTCTTTCTCCAGTATGTTCAAGCCAGAATTGGCAAAAGGTAATATCAAGGTCATCGCCGCCACAACTTGGGAAGGCTATCGCCAGACTTTTGAAAAGGATTCGGCATTAATGCGCCGATTCAAGCAGATTGTAATTGATGAGCCAACTGCTACCGAAACCGTTCTTATTCTTAACGGTCTGAAAAAGGGAATTGAAGAATTTCACGAAGTCAAGATTACTCAAAAGGCCATTGAAGCGGCTGTTGAACTGACCATCAAATATCAGCCAAGTCTTCATCTTCCCGACAAGGCAATTGATATCATTGATTCCGTTTGTGCAAGGAACAAGATTAGCACCAAGAAGAACACTATTTCTCGTGAAATGGTCGTTCAGGAAGTTTCAGATGCTACCGGAATTCAAATTCGTAGCGAAGAAGAAAACCTTGATTCTTCAAAAGGAATTCTTGTTCTCGGCGATAAAATGAAGGAAATTGTTTATCATCAGGACCATGCAATTGAAACCATTGCAAAGAGCATGATCGTTGCAAATTCGGGTCTAAAAGATCCTAATAAGCCGATTGGAAGCTTTTTTCTGACAGGCCCAAGTGGTGTTGGAAAAACTTTTGCCGCCAAAATTTTGGCCAAGGAAATGAATATGCATTTTCTGCATTATTCGATGGTCGAATTCTCCGAAAAGCATGAAGTTTCAAGATTGCTTGGTTCAACCCCCGGATATGTCGGCTACGATGATGGCAAGACCGGTGAAGGACAATTGATTAACGATATCTCCCAGAATCCAAATTCGGTAATTCTGTTTGATGAAATTGAAAAAGCCCATCCCGATTTGAGTCAGGTATTCCTTCAGTTGCTTGATGAAGGTACTATTTCTGGTGGATCTGGTAAGGTTGCAAACGCCAAGAATTGTGTAATTATTTTCACTAGTAATCTTGGAAGCCGGGACATCGAAAAAATCAAGACTTCCCTTGGTTTCAATCGTGATGCTTCAACTAAGAACGCAACCACCGAAGCCGTAAATGCATTCTTTCTTCCTGAACTTCGCGGTCGTGTGACAGATATCGTTGAATTTAACAAGCTGGATGATATTTCATATCGCAAGATTGTAACTCGTCGAGTAGAAGAATTGGCAAACCTTATCAAGAATCGGAAGATTACAATTCTTGCAACTGAACATTTGGTCGATCATATTCTCAGTAAGAACGATTCTCCGCAATATGGCGCACGAAAGATTAATAATCTGGTGGATAGCATTATCAAGTATCCGCTGTCAATTCAACTGATCGAAGGGAAGATTCCTAATGGTTCCAAGGTTCGTTTGGATTGGAAAAATGATGAGCTAAATATCTCTGTGGATAGCAATAAAGTTACTATTCCACTGGAGACATAATGGCAAAAATTATCACTGAACAAGTTGTAATCAATCTTTCACAACTTGTTAAAGATGGAGATGAAGTATCATCTCTATTGACAACCGAATTGCTGGAAGGCATTATTCCAGTCATCGAGGAACTGATCAATAACAATAAAGCAATTGTCGAACTGACAATTCCAGAATAAACAAAAACGAACAGCGAGATTACCTCGCTGTTCGTTGAGGTATATATGAGCGATTTTGGAGCAGTAATAGTTTCAGGTATGGGAATACAAGTAAGTAATAATAGTGCTTTTGGAAATTCATTCGTCTCAGAACCAGTAAAAGGTGATGGACTGGTTCGACGTGCAAGCGGTAAACATACCCTTTTTATTCATACAATAAATTTTACGGGAAATATTATTATCGAAGGAACCTTGGCTGGAAATCCAAATAATGGGCCTTGGCTTCCCGTAAATTTGATTGATACAATGTCCGAAAATACTTCAACCACTTTATCCTATAAATTCAATACAAATAATTGCCATACCGAAACACAAGAATTTTACAATATCATTGGCCAATATTCTTGGCTTCGCGCAAACATCTCAAACTTTACATATGGTCTGCTAGACAGTATCAAACTATCAATTTAAAAGGCTTGGTAAATCGATTTACCACCCTCTAGGAACGATTTTTGTGAGGGTTTGATACTAGTAGATTGTTCGGCAGGTTCAAACCGCTTAAAACGCACAATAACATTTGGAATGTTACCGAGCAATAGGAAAGAAATGGCAAAGAAAGGTGCAAAAAGAGATACCACCGAAAGTTTTAAAATGAAAGCAATTGGTATTCATGGAGATTTGTATTCATACGATGATGTAATATATGAACAATCACAAAAAGATGTAATTATAATTTGCAAAAAGCATGGACCATTCTCACAAAGACCAAACGATCATTTAGGAGGTCATGGCTGTCATAAATGCGGTGTCGATTTTAATAGATTAACTCAAGAAGAATTTGTAGCCAAATCTATAGAAAAACATAAAGGTTTGTACAGTTACGATCAGGTGGTTTACGTGAATAATTACTCAAAAGTTCTTATCACTTGCCCGATTCATGGGATTTTTAAACAGAAACCACAAGTACATATGAATAGCCATGGATGCATAGATTGTAGCATTGAAAGTCAACGATTTTCTCAAGAAGAATTTTTACAAAAATGTTTTGAAATGCATCATGATAAGTATGACTATTCGGAAACCCAATATTTCAATAATGACACTAAGGTTCGAATTTCTTGCTATGATCATGGATATTTTTGGCAACGTCCCGGCGATCATTATTCTGGAAGGGGATGCCCAAGCTGTAACGAATCTTCTGGTGAAAAATTCATTAGAACATTTTTAGAAGAATGTAATGTGAAATTTAAATCTCAGTTTAAATTTGAGGATTGTAAAAATATTCGACTATTGCCGTTTGACTTTGCCATTATAGATACTGACGGAAATCCAAAAACAATGATTGAATTTCAAGGTGTTCAACATTTTGAACCTGTGGAACATTTTGGTGGAGAAGAGAAACATATTAGCGTGGTTGAAAATGACAAAATAAAATTAGACTATTGTGAAAAGAACAACATTCCATTGCTGAGAATCCATCACTCAGATATCAAAAATATTCCAACCATACTTTCCGAAATACTAAATATAATCAAATAGAATCACAAGGAGTAACAAAACAAATATGCAATTAAATCAGGAAGATATTACTTATCTACGAACACTTCACCTTTCTATCTTAACTCCAATGTATGGTGGCCTTTGTTATGGTTCTTATACAAATGCATTAATGCAATTTCAAATGTATGCTCAGCAAGTTGGATTGAAATTTTCTTATCAATCACTCTCAAATGAAAGTTTGATAACTCGCGGAAGAAATACTTTGATTGCAAAGGCGATGTTTGATAAAACTGTTACTCATGTTCTTTTCATTGATGCAGATTTGGCGTTTAGTCCAGAACATATTTTTAAATTATTGCTTCATAAGAAGGAAATGATTGCTGGTTTATATCCAAAGAAAACTCTACCACCAGACTTTGTGGTGAACTGCTCACCAGAATTTGTAGGGTCTGATGGTCAAATCAAACTTGAAAATGGTCTTATGCCAATTACTCGTGCAGGTACCGGATTTCTTTTAATTAGTCGTGAGACAATTGAAAAACTTATGATTGCATATCCTAGTACAAAATTCAATAATAACATTGGTCTTCCAAAAGAACTTGACGAATATATGTATAATTTGTTTGATTGTTGGGTATCAACTGATAATGCACGCGAATTATTGTCTGAAGATTGGGCTTTTTGTTGTCGTGCTCGTGGCATTGGTATTGATATTTGGGCTGATCCATCTGTTCGGATTCCTCACATTGGCACTTTTCAATTTCCTGTTGATGGCGAATTTTTCAAGAACATGGGAATTGATCTTGAAGTTAACAAGCAATTGGTGCCAAAGATTGCAGTTAGACCAGACGAAGTATCTCCAGACGGAAAAATTTATATGCCCCTTCAACCAGATCTTGATGCCCTCAAGAGATATGAAGACGGAAAACAAGTGGCAAAACAATTTGGCGATATTGTGATTTAGCAAAAAATAGACTAGGAATATTCCTAGTCTATTTTTATTTCACACTAAATACTATCATGGGGAATATCTAAAATGAAAAGAATATTTTTTACAATATTATTTGTATCACTATTGAACACTAATGTTTTTGCCAATTCTGGTCCTGCAACTAAGATTGATCTTACAACACAGGTATCTGGGGTACTTCCTTCGGCCAATGGCGGAAGTGTAGAGTATCTTGGTACGGATAGTGGATCATCAACTGCATATATTGTGACTGGCTCTGTGGGACCAACAGTATTATCGAATGGGATTGAAGTATCTTTTGTTCCGAGTAATGCAAATTCAACTGCTTCCCCGACAGTTATTGTTAATGGTTTGGGTTCATCTCTTTCAATTGTTACCTGTGGAACTAACACCTTGAATGTTGGTGATATTTCAACAACAACTATTGCTTCCTTGTTATATAATGGAACATCGTGGGAATTATTGAATCCTATAGTATCAATTTGTGGTAGTAATATTACTAACATACATATCGGGCCATTGGGTGGAAATTATGTTAATGTTGGACCATCAACAACACCCCCTTCTACTTGGACCTTCAATTTAGCTTCACCAACAACAACAGCTACAAGCATTCTTTCGCAATATAGCGGATGTTTAGGAGTATCTGGAGGAGTTATTAGTGGTAGTGGTAGTGCATGTGGGGGAAGCAATCCAACGGCTGCTACTATTGGTGCAGTACAAGGTAGTGCATGTGGTGGAAACGCTCAAGCAGAAACATTGACATTATCTCCAGCAATCACATCATTGTCTGCATACACGAATGTTAATTGTCAGCCCATTGCCTCTAATACTGCAACTGCTCCTACGTTGGCTGTTAATGGATTGGCTGCTACAACTATTACCAAATGTGGCGGAAAGGCATTAGTTGGAGGAGATATTTCATTTGGTACTATTGCATATATGTCATATAATGGAACAACATTTGATTTGACAAATCCACAGTCTGTTGCGTGTGAAGCAGTAAATTCTCCATTATTTTCGAAAGGTTTCAATTCACCAACATCCATAACATTACAGACTGTTATAGATTTCACAGACCCAAATAGAAATTATGTAAGTTATACCAATATAAATCCTACTGTAACCTGTCAATTATTTAGTGGAACAGCTAAAGTATATTTGACAACTACTAATCAGTATGGAGTAGGACAGACCGTAAACGTGGCTTTCACTGGAGGCTGTACCTCTGCCAATGCTACTGGCGTTCTCCTAACTGCTGTAACCTCAACATACATTACTTATGCAAAGGCTGGAACTTTAACAGTTACTGCCGATACTACAGGAGTAATTACCGGTTGGGAAGCAATAGATGCGACAGGTAATGGAAATAATTGCATATTTGGTGGTACAACTGGTACTCCATCGATAGTATCTTATGCTACTTCTCCATTTTCCGGAGTATCTGGAATTTCTTTTTCGGGAAACAACAAACAATACTGTATTTTCGCACCATTGAATATTGTCAGTGGCACTCTTAATTCACCACTACCACAGAC